CAATTGTGGATTTGCAAAGGCTGCCGGCGGTATGGGGTGTGATGTACCCGACAAAAAAGACTTTCAGGGTATATCGCCCGGCGGCAAAACTAACACCGCAGCCCTGGCCGAAAAGATTTGCGATTTCTATGATATTGAATTACGCCAAAACATTCGAGAGGGAAAAAACACAACAGGCGAGACTGTTAAACGATAAATACCGGGAGGGTTATGGCGACGGTCAGAAGGCCGCCGCGGACTCTGTCGTCAGGGAAAGCCAGCGACTGGCACGGTCCGTGGCGGATTTTGAAGAGGCAAGCGGCTTGAAAATCGAGAGTTACAACGGCGAGCACCTTGGCAAAGCGGTAACCAAGTATATAGAGAACAGGGCCAGATATGCGAACCTGAAAAGCACGGCACAAAGGGTATTGGCGATAGTTGAATCTATGCGTCAATCGGCGGTTTCATGTATTGAGCAAATCGAGGCGACAGATGGATGAGCGGAAAAGGAATATCGAACACCGAACACCGAATGTCGAAATTAAAAGTTACTGATTAAAACTCTGTGGGCTCTATGGCTAAAAAAGAATGAAAAAGATTGAGGTGTTAGTTGTTTGAGGCAATGAAAATTAAGGCTATAGCGCCCTGGTTTGGCAGTAAGCGAAAGATTGCGCCGCGGATTGTCGAAATCATCGGGCAGCACCGGGTTTACTGGGAGCCGTTTTGCGGGTCCATGGCGGTACTCATGCTAAAGCGGCCCTGTGAAATGGAGACGGTCAACGACCTGCATGGGGATCTGATTAACTTAGCCCGGGTGATTCAGGACAAAGAATTAGGCTTTGAGCTATACGATAAGCTGAGCCGGACATTATACGCCGAGCGGTTTTGGAGAGAATCAAAAGAAAGGTGGATATCACAAATTTATGATACAAGCGAACCGGATATAGACAGGGCCTATGATTACTTCGTGGCCTCCTGGATGGGCATAAACGGAGTGTCAGGTACTGCAAGATATAATTATCAATTTGCAATAAGATGGGTTAGGGGCGGCGGCCAAGGGGCGCGGCGATGGAGGAGTGTAATAGATTCAATGCCCGCCTGGCACAAGAGACTTCAAAATGTGGTGATTATACAAAGGGATGCGTTCGAGGTATTAGACAAGATCAAGGATGAGGGTGGTGTGGTTGTTTATTGCGATCCGCCATATTTCGAGAAAAGCGACAAATACGTACATGACTTCACACCAGAGCAACACGAGCAATTAGCAAAATCCCTGCAGAGGTTTGAAAAAGCCCGCGTTATTGTCAGCTACTATGATGACCCCAGACTTGAGAGTTTGTATGAGGGTTTCAGTCGGGTTGAGATTGCCGCCAGGGGCCCCAAGAAAAAGGCCCGAAAACGGCAGGTGGAAGTATTGTTGGTGAATCAGAACATTGAGAAGGGTTTATTTTGAAAGCAGGACAGATAGTTTTGAGGGCCGATGATTTTCCGGCTGATATTTGCGGCGGTCTGGAGAGTGATCTGGTTTTAGAACCGCCGACATACGGCTCAAAGCGAAAATGGTGCGTTGCTATTGCAAATAATAGCAGGCCGCCGAAGGCTGAATCGGAAAAGTTCAGGTTGAAGTTAGAAGAATTGACGGGCCTGACGTGGCGGCACGATGAGATAAGTAAGTTTGTTTTTCATTTAGAATTAACAAAAAAGAAAGGAAGGCGTAAAATGGGTAAAAAGCAAAAAACAAAAAAACGTCCAACGTCCAACGCTCAACATCCAACGTCGAATATGGAGGTTGTGTTTAACAGGGAGGCGCTATTGGAGGCGTTGAAGCTGGCATCACTGGCGGCGGCTAAGTCGGGTCCGAAGTATATTTTGAAACATGTATTGATTCGTGCGGCAATGGACATCGTCAACATTCGGGCGACTGATAACGAGGTGGGACTGGATATTCAGGTTGTCCAGTCGGAGACCAAGGCCGAGGGCTATGTAGCACTGCCGGCGGCCGAATTTACAAAGGCTGTGGCTGAGTGCGAAGATGAGACGGTTACGCTTAAACAGGGCGACAAAAGCATACAGCTCATTACATCGGACGGTCGTTATGAGTTTTGCCTGGTTGATGTAAACGAATTTCCAACGATTCGGTTCGGGTTCGATGAAATCAAAGGGTGTGAGCTGAATCTAAAAAAATTGCAAGAGGCAATCGGCAGGGTTATTTATGCGGCGGCGAAATGGTCAACCCGGTATGCCTTAAACGGCGTGTTGTGGGAGCCGGTAGCGGGCGGGCTTAACTTAGTGGCGACGGATGGTCGGCGATTAGCTAAGACGAGCCTTAAGACAGAGGTCAGAGGACAGAGGACAGAGGTCAGAGGACAGAGGTCGGAGGACAGAGGCGGAAACAGGGTCGTGATTAGTAAAAAGACGATGGAGATTTTATCTCATCTGCCCGGCGACCACCGTAAGGCGTCCACGAGCGGAGATAATACGACCGTCAGGATAGAGATTGCCGAGAGCAACTTCTTTGCCGCCACCGACACTACCTACCTTTGCGGGATTGTTTTGGCGGGTCAGTTTCCGAAATACGAGGACATCATACCAGCCGGTTGCGCCCATAGTATCGCCTTAGATGCGGCGGCGACTGCCAAGCAGGTCCGCAGGGCAAAGATTTTAGAGTGCGACGAGGAGAATATGAGGAATATCACAATCAGTTCAGCCGATGGTACGCTCCTTTTCGATGCGGAAAACGTCGAAATAGGCAAGGCCGAGATGACACTTAAACTCGCCGAAGGCGAAAAGAATGGGTCAGGCGATTTTCAAATCGATGTTCGCAGTAAGTATCTACTCGAGGCGCTGAAGACATTTGGCTCCGCCGCCGGTGGGCGGGGTAAATTTCGGTTAGAGGTAACAGGCGCCGATAAGCCGCTGGTATTAAGAGATGACCCATCGCCGCAGGGCTCCGACGCGGCAAGTGAGACGGTTCATGTGATTATGCCGGTGAAGACGTGACAGAAGTCAGAAGTCAGAAATCCGACATCTGACATCTAATCTCTGACTTCTGTAACAGAAAGGAGTTTGATATGTCGATAATTTACGAACCAAAAGGCCGTGCGAAAGAGTATTCGCTGTTGGCGGCGAATCTTTATACTGGCTGTAGTCATGGCTGCTTATACTGCTATGCACCCGGCGTATTGAGGATGGATAAAGAGAAGTTTCATACCGAAGTTGCCGCAAGAAAAGATGTTGTAAAACAGATAGAAAAGGAGGCGGCCGCTCTGGCCTGTACGGACAGACGTGTGCTTCTGTGTTTCACCTGCGACCCGTATCAACCCTTGGACGATGAGCTACAGCTCACGCGCCAGGTCCTGCAAATCCTGAAAAAGCATCGGGTGCCCTTTCAAATTCTCACAAAAGGTGGTATGCGGGCGGCCAGGGACTTCGATTTGTACGAAAAATGGGATGCGTTTGCGACGACAATGACGTTTATGCAACCGACGTTTATGCAACCATGCTATTCCGAGATTTGGGAACCGCGCGCAGCTCTGCCGGATGAGCGCGTCAGCGCTATCAAGATAGCTAAAGAAGCCGGGATTCAGACTTGGGTTAGCCTTGAGCCGGTAATAGATATTTGGGAGTCATTGAAGATTATCAGTCAGACACATGATTTTGTTGACCATTACAAAATCGGTAAGCTCAACTATATAGAACCACCGGTACCGGTCGATTGGCGCCGGTTCGGAAAAGAGGCGATTACTTTGTGTGAATTTTACGGAAAGAGCTATTACATCAAGCAAGATTTGGCTAAGTATCTGTCGGGTGTGGGGTTTCGTAATACAGATACGAGAAAAGTAAATTAGACGCAGCGTAAACAGCGTAATCAGCGTCAAAGAAATTAAAATTAGACGCAGATTTCGCAGATTTCGCAGATACCTTGGGCATAAATTTCACAGAAAGTATTAGCCACAGAGGAAAAAGAGATGAAAAAAAAACGTAAACAATTCGATCCAAGCCGGTGCGGTGCACCAGTGAAGATTAAGCGGTTCAAATTGAAGGATATTAAGCCGGCGGGATATAATCCGAGGACGATTTCTGACGAGGCGTTGGCGGGTCTGGCGAAATCAATGGAGCGTTTCGGGTGCGTCGAGCCGATTGTCGTCAATATCCGGGGTGGTAAAAACACAATCGTCGGCGGACATCAGCGCTACAAGGTCCTGCAGGAGGCGGGTGTGAAAGATTGCCTATGCGTTACAGTGGACCTGAAAAAGGCGGATGAGAAGGTATTAAACATCACGCTGAATAATCCTCATGCCCAGGGCCAATTCATCAAGGGTTTGGCCGAGCACATCGATAAGCTTCGCGCTCAGATCAGCGAGGCGGATTTTCTTAGTTTGCGGATTGACCTTCTGAGGGCCGAGTTCGGCGAATCGGGAAAACAGGGCAAGATTCTCGATGATGATATTCCGGAGCCGCCCAAGAAGGCGATTACGCGGCCCGGGGACCTATGGATTTTGGGCAGGCACAGACTCTTGTGCAGTGACAGCACCAAGGAGAAAGATGTTAATCGGTTGATGGGACGAAACAAGGCGAGCCTGTTTGCTACGGACCCACCATATTGCGTGGATTACACTGGTAAAGACAGGCCAGGAGGTGGCCACGACTGGTCTGATACTTATCATGAAGTTGATATTCCGGATGCAAAAGAATTTATAAAAGCGTTTTATAGTGTAGGATTGAAGTTCATTAAATCCAAGACGGCCCTGTATTTGTGGCACGCATCCAAACGTATAATCCAGATCCACGAGGTCTGTAATGAATTGGGAATATTAGTCCATCAACCGATTATCTGGGTCAAGCCGTGCGTTGTACTTGCCTTCTCGTTTTATTCTTGGCGACATGAACCATGCCTGTTGATGTGGAAGCGAGGGCAGAAACCGGACTACAAACCAAAAGACAAAGGGATCGGCACCGTCTGGCCAATCGGATATATCAAATCAGGGGATCCCACAAAGCCAGAGTATTACACGGACGTCTGGGAATTGGACTGGGAAGGAAAGAAAAGAAATCCAGGCTTTGAGCATCCAACGGTGAAGCCGGTGGAGGTATTCGCGATACCTATGCGGGTTCATACGAGGGTCGGCGATATTTGCTATGAGCCGTTTTGCGGTTCGGGTTCACAGATCATAGCAGCCGAGAAATTAGACAGACGTTGCTTTGCGATGGAGGTGGAGCCGGTTTTCTGTGATGTGGCGGTCAAGCGTTGGGAGGATTGGACTGGAAAGAAGGCGAAAAGGGCAACCCGCGGGCACCCGGGCAAAAACGGGGTACCAGGGCTGGCCAAGAGAAAAAAGCCCACCACACGGCGAACTGGTGCGAAAGGGCGGGTAAAACGGGGGCGATGAGGTGATCAAGGGGCCTGAAGGCCCTGGTAGGTGCCGATGCGGCCGGAGTATAGGTTAAACCGGCTGACGGGCTGGTAGAGCAGCCCGGCATTTTTTCGCATCGGCATAAATCATAATTCTAACAAAAGTATCGGAGAAAAGGTGGTTATTGGTTGAAAGAATTCGACGCCGTCGAGATAGCGACTAAGCAGCGGCATTTGCATTTGCTTAAGCGGATTAAGGCTAATAAGAAGCTATCGGCGGCGGAATTGGCTGAACTGAAAGAGTACGAGGAAATGGCCAAGGCCAAGAAAGGTAAAAAGGCACAAAGTGGCAAAGGTACAAAGGTGTCGGGTGACACCTTTACCAGTCAGAAGGCCGCCGCGGCGTATGCCGGTGTCGATGTTCGCACTATCCAGCGATGGAAGGCGCGGGGGATGCCGGTAATCGACCTGGGTGGCAAGAAGGTCGGCTATACGAAGGCGATGCTTACCAAGTTTAAGAAAATGGCTGAGGGGGATGCGCTTAACGCAGAATTGAAGACGGAGGAGATCGGGCTAAAGAGTATCAGGCGGCAGAAAGAAAAAATGCAACTTGACGCCTTAAAGCGCGATCTCATACCCGCTGATGAGGTTCGCAGGCGTGATATTGAGAAGATTACGGCTGCCAAGAGGGTGCTGTTGGCTATGCCGAGGAAGCTGGCGCCCATCCTTAAAGGGCAGCCGACGGGTCGAATACAGCAGATTATCAAGAAGGAAGTATATCGATGTTTGGATGTATTAGCAGGTAAAAAGGTTAAGAAGCCACAGAGGTCACAGAGAAAATAGAGGGGTCAAATGACCATTTGATCTATTATTAAAAATCTCTGTGTATTCTCTTTTTCCTCTGTGGCGAAAAATCATGGCGCCGAAGCCGAGTACAATTTGGACACCACTTGAGCGGTCCGCCTGGCGGCCACCGCCGGATATAACGGTATCTGAGTGGGCCGATAGCAATCGTATGATTGCCGGAGCTGCCGAGACAGGGCCGTGGGAGACATCGCGGACGCCTTACCTTCGGGATATTATGGACGCCTATACGGACCCGGAGGTGGAGGTGATTACTATTACAGGCCCGGCCCAGTGCGGAAAGACGGAGGCTGTCTTCAATATGATAGGCTACACCATAGACTGCGACCCGATGCCCTGTCTTTACGTGACTAATACCGAAGATAACTCAAGGTACATATCGACAGATAGAATCAAGCCTATGTGCGAGGAATCTCCGGCCCTGGCTCGGCACATGACGGGCAGGCCGTGGGACTTCGAGAAGGGAAAGCAACTTACTTTAGATCGGATGAGCCTTTATTTCGGCTCAGCGCAGTCAATATCGACATTGGTATCGAAGGCGATAGGCAGATTGTTTTGCGATGAGACGGACAAATGGAAGTTTTTTGTCGGGCGTGAGGGCAATCCCGCACAGATGGCAGGACGACGTGGCACGACTTACGGCGATTTTAAGGTGGTATATCTTTGCACACTGACCGATGAGAACGGCTTTATTTACGTATCTTACAACCTATCCAATATGTGCCAGAATTATACACCCTGTCCGCGTTGCGGTGAGTTTATCAGGATGCGGTTCAGCATAGAGACATTGAAGGTCGATCCGCCGAAATTACGGGACCCGGAGATAATCAGGCGCGATGAGTGTGTATATTATAAATGCCAGGTATGTGGGGGTCGTATAGAGCAGTATGAAAAAAGCGATATGGTAGATAATGGCAAGTGGTGTCCCGAAGGTCAGCATGTAACACCCGAAGGAAAACTAATCGGCAGGCCGAAACGCAGTCGGCGGCATGTGGGGTACTGGATAAATGAGATGATTAGTCCGTGGCTGCATTGGCATAAGATGTTGGCGGAGTGGTTCGAGAAGAACACACCCGAGGGTATCGCTTTAGGACTGCTGAAGGAGTTTAAGAACCAGGTACTTGTCCAGGTATGGACAGAGGAGGCTATCGATGTAGATTCGACGAAGCTCTCTGAGCATGTCGGCGATTTCAGCCAGCATACGGTGCCTTCGGATTGTAAGGTGCTGGTTTGTGGGGCGGATTATCACAAGGGCCACGCGGGTAATATTCATATTGATTACGAGGTTCGCGGGTTCGGATACAATTATCGCAATTGGGTCATATCATCAGGCTCTTTAACAAGCTGGGAGGCGTTCGAGAACGATGTATTATTTGCGCCGTACCGATGGAGCGATCCGGACAAGGCTGAGCCGGAGCTGACGGTGGTGATATGTTTTATCGATTCGGGTTTTTTGTCGCCCGATGTTTACGATTTCTGTTTGCGTCATCCGGGGCTGTGCTTCCCGACGAAGGGCAAGGACTACCAGAGGGCGCCGATTGTAACAAGTGCGCTGGAAAAGACGGCGCACAAGAGGTATCAAAAGAGGGGGCTGCTTTTATACTGGATAGATACGTATCATTTCAAGAACCAGGTGACCGGCTGGGCGGACGCGGCGGCCGGTGATATCAGGCAGACTAGTTACTATGCCGAGATTCCGCAGGTATATTTTAACGAGTTTACCAACGAGCACCGTGTCAAGGTCCGCGACAAGACGGCGGGGCAGGTTAGGTATGTCTGGCGATTAGTCGCTAAGGGCAGGCGGAATCACTTTTTAGATACGGCGGTTTTAGCCGCGGCGGCGGCGTATCATATAGGAGTCTATCGAATGAGGCCTAAGAGCAAGATGCGTGTGAAGCTGTCGGAAAAGCTAAAGGCAAAAAGGGAGGGCAGATGAACGTCGAACATCGAACATCCCTTCGGCAAGCTCAGGGTAAACTCAACACCGAACGCCGAACCGACAGTGTTAATCAGTGTGAATCCGTGTCGAAAGAAAAAAAGAAGCCGCAGGGTCTGCGATGTCCGAAGTGCGGGTGTGCCGACTTTCGCGATGAGTTGGGTATGCCGGCCGGATTTGTTACAACTCATACGGTTCCCTTGCCCGGTGCGATAAGGAGATACAAGTATTGCCGCAACTGTGGCAAGAGAATTCGGACAAAAGAGATGATCGAAAAATAATGAAATGCACACCGTTTTTAATTGAAAAATTATATCCTCGTCTCGGGCGAATAATTAAAGAGATGAGAGATGAGGGTGATAAATTCCCAAATTTAGGCGAAGCCATTCGAAGATTAAATAACCGAAAGAAGGTAAAAAGTGTAGAAGTATATAAGGACAAAAGAGGTGATTGAAAAGGAGCCAGATTCTACTCAATAGTCAGGGCAAAAACAAAAACTATGCTACATATAGCATGGTTTTTTTATGGAGGTCATTTTTCTGTTGCCATTTGACAAAGCCTGTTCGTAAAATCAAGATGACAAGTTAATACTGGTTATCGCCAAAAAAAATAATGCGCCGTGCGGGGCCGCACCCCCGTAACGGCGCGTTTTTTTTGGCGCTGAGAAAAGGATTTCGAATGTGTATGAAGGAGCTTGAGCGATCCTTCGACTGAGTTCAGGACAGGCGAATCATGGCTGATTACAGTGCGATAGTAGATGCGATTGATGCGGCGATTTTAGCGGGTGTGTCGAAGCCGGGGGAGCTTTCGGTAGAGAATAAGACCATCAAGTATCGCACATTAGGGGAGTTAAGAAATACACGCGCTTACTATGCTCGCTTGGCGGCTCGGGTAGCCGGCAAGCGGGGCTTTAGTCTTAATAAATTCACGGCGGGGGCGAACAGATGATAGCGAGGACCGACAAACCCAAAGAGAGGATGAAGCTTTCAATCAGTCAGGCAAAGATGCGCGAGGCCAGGGCCAGACAGATGGGCCGGCACTTCGAGGCGGCTCAAACCACCGGCTACAACAACAAGCACTGGCTGAAGGCGGACGGGCGCGACATAAATACCATCGTTACCGAGGCACTGCCGGTCCTTCGCAACCGGTGCCGATACGAGAAAAGAAACAACTGCTGGGCGACCGGTGCGATAACGACATTGGCCGATGCGATTGTGGGGCCCGGGCCGAGGCTGCAGGTACTTTCCGAGTCGAAGGGATTTAACAAAAGCTTCGAGGCAAGATTTTCCGAATGGGCAGGGGATAAAAAAAATTGTGATATGAGGGCGGAAAACGATTTCGGGGAAATGGTCAGGATGGCCGGCGTTAATCAGCAGTGCGACAGCGGTGAATCTTTAATTATTTTAAGCTCGCGCCCGCGCGACCGGTATCCGATTAAACTCAGGCTGTTTATGGTCGAATCGGACCGTTTGGCGACACCGTTTGAAAAGATATACAATGTGACTGTCCGCGATGGCGTCGAGTTGGATAAATACGGGAAAGCCATTGCATACTGGATAAGAGAATCTCATCCGGGCAATTACCTCAAAGTCGCCCTTAATAAGGCGATACGTGTACCCGCCGAAAATGTCATCCACCTTCGCCGACATACAAGGCCGGGTCAGGTGAGGGGGTATCCTCTGCTTACGCCGGCACTCAAACCGCTGGCGCAATTGCGTGACTACACGGCCAACGTTCTGGTTGCGGCGGATATTTTTGCAAGGCTGACCGGCGTCATACAGGCGACCGAGGAAATGGATGTATCGAGCGATGAGAGCTACGAGGCCTTTGACGCGGTGGAGATAGAGACGGGTTCGTTTACTACGCTGCCCAGCGGAATGACGTTAAAACAGGCCGAGCCCAAGCAGCCGTCCGCCACTTACGAGATGTTTGTTGCCGAAAAACTAAAAGAGGTCGGCCGGGCATTTGTTATGCCCTACAACGTCATCAGCGGCGACTCATCGAAATACAACTATGCATCGGGCAGATTAGACAAACAGATATGGTGGAAATACATCACGGGTTATCAGTCATTTTTGGAGAAAAATAAATGCAACATTGTAGTTCGTCAATGGCTAAAAGAAGCACTGCTTATCCCCGGCTATATTGATATGTGCGGCTTGTCGTTTGCGGAAGCAATGAGGGTAAAAATAGACTGGTTCTGGCCGGGTATCGAGCACGTTGATCCCTATAAAGAGGCCAAGGCACAGGAGGTTCGTCTCAAAAGCAAGGTGACCACACTGAGCGATGAATATGCAAGGAAGGGCCAGGACTGGGAGGAAAAACTCAGGCAGTTGGCGCGCGAAGTTGAGGTTCAAAAAGAATTAGGGCTGTTGGATGAAAAGGGTGCAAAAGAGGCTATGGAGAATATCGCACGTGCCGTTCGTGCGGGAGTGCCTGTCGGTGTGAGTGAGGCAAGGGTTGCCTTGGGACTTTCAGAGGAACCACCGGAAGGAAAGCAATTAAGGTTCAACGACCAGGATGTGCTGCAGTATCACATCGAGAGCGGGGTATTAACGATAAATGAGGTTCGAAACGTATTAGGCCTGCCGGACGTTGACTGGGGTAATGTGCCCGTCCGCAAGACGGGTGTGGCACCCGTTCAGATTAAAAGTGTCGAGACCGATACCGAGGCCGAAGACGAGGATAAGCAAGATGAAAAATAAATCGGCCACAGTCCTTGGGACTCCTTACGGAGAGGAAACTGAGAAAATAGAGAGAATTTTAATAATTAGATCAAAGGGCCTGGAGGCCCAGGAGAAATAATCATGCTGACAAAAAGAGAAACTGCAGTTGCGGCTCCGCCGGCGGCGACCGGTCACAAAATCCAATGCGACCTGACAACTCGCGAGTATCGACTAAATCTTAGCACGATAGATCAAGAGAACCGCAGTGTCGAGGCGGTGATTGCGACCGAGGCTATGGTGACGGTTGTTGACTGGAGCCGGTTCGAGATAATTGACGAGATACTCCTTATGAGCGGCGTCAGGATACCGGAAGGTGGGCAGGTACCGCTGCTCGATACACACGACAGGTATTCAATTCAAAGGCAGGTTGGCTCTACGCGAAACACCCACGTAGAGGGCAAGGAACTGGTCGGCAGAAATTTTATCAGCAACTCGGCCGAGGCGGACCATGCTTGGACGCTGATTAGAGAGGGGCATCTGACGGACAACTCAATCGGTTACAGAGTTCTAAACAGTGTGATGATTGAAAAGGGCAAATCCGCCACCGTCGCGGGTCGCCTGTTCAGCGCATCACCACAGCGCAACCTGCGAATCGGTCTGGAGTGGGAAGTGCGGGAAAACAGCCTTGTCCCGATAGGTGCGGACCAGGCTGCAAAGCATAGAGAGCTTAACGGTAATTTTGTAAATAAAAAGGAGACAGGAACTATGAACGAATTTAAGGAATGGTTAAAGCAAAGGGACCTTGACTATGACTCACTTGAGGAGAGTCAGCGCGAGGCCTTACGGGCCGATTTCGACGCCGAGCAGGCAAGAGCTGCGGCCGAGAAAGAGGCGGAACTAAAAGCAGAACAGGAGGTGGCAGCCGAGTTGCAGAGGACCGCGGCCGATGCGCAGACTGCGACGGCAACGGCGCCCGATCCGGCAAAGGTGGCGACTGAGGCTGTGGCGGCTGAGCGCAAGCGCATCAGCGATATTAAACAGCTTTGCGGTGACGATATGCCCACAGAGCGTGTCGATAAGTTCATCGCCGATGGAACCGGTATCGAGGCCGTCCAGACGCAGGTGTTGCAGCACATCCGGCAGGGCCGCGAAGCCGGAGTCAGCGCAGGGCCGGGGATCATCGTCAACTCATCCGATGTGACCAGGGACATGCTCGTCGATGCGATGTGCCTGCGTGCCGGATTCGAGGACGTCGTCTTGGCCGAGGCCGAAGGCGAAGAAAGGGCGGGACGTGCCGACAGGTACCGTGATACGAGCGTCCTCGATTTGTGCCGGATGGCGATCTCATTAGATGGTCGCGAGATACCGCCCGGCCGGGATGAGACGATTCGGGCGGCCTTTTCGACGGCTTCTCTGCCGACGATATTAGGCGCAATCGTCAACAAGAGCGTCCTGAAGGGTTACAACTCGGCGCCGAACACCTGGAAGGTATGGTGCAATATCGGCTCGGCACCGGACTTCAAGACGATAACAAGGGCCCGGCTGACCGACACCGGCGAGTTAGTGGAGGTCGGCAACTCAGGTGAGGTGTCGAAGGGCGGGGCAACCGATGAAAAAGAGCAGTACAACATTGCAACCTACGCCAAGACGTTCGGGATTACCCGCCAGAATATCATCAACGATGATATGGGCGTTTTCACAAAGACACCCTTGAGGCTGGGTTTGAAGGCTGCACTATTGATAGCCAAATTAGTCTATGTGCATCTTCTGGCCAACGGCAATATGGATGATGGTGTAGCGCTCTTCCATGCCGACCACAGCAACCTGAACACATCATCTGCCTTGGCCGAGGCGACACTGACGGCGGCGATAGCGGCCTACATGAACCAGACCGACAAGGATGGCCAGCCGATCAACGTCGAGCCGAAATTCCTGTTGGTGCCACCGGCACTTAGAGGGACGGCCAAGCAACTGCTGCAGAGCGACTACATGATCATGGCCGGCACCGCCGGCGCCGTCACCACAAAAGGCTCAGCCAATATCAACAAAGGAGCTCTTAAGGAAGTGGTCGAGCCGAGACTGTCGAATTCAGGCTATACCGGATATTCGGCGACGAGCTGGTATGTGACGGGCGATCCTGCGGTCTGCGATACTATCGAGGTCGCGTTCCTGAACGGCAAACAACAGCCGACGGTCGAGAGGTTCAACCCCGGCCCGGATGTCTTAGGGCTTGTTTACCGGGTTTACCACGATGTCGGCTGCAAGAGTCTCGACCAAAGGACGATGCAAAAGAACACGGCGTAAGAAAACAGAAGTCAGAGGACAGAGGACGGAAGATGAAGGAGTTTTGATATGTCGGAAAAACGAACGGAAACTTGTAAGTGCGGGCAGGTGACACACCTGGTCATAATTGCCGGTGTCGAGTGCTACGATGTCGATGTGCACGGATCGAGTGCTGTCGCCGAAGGCAGGTGCTTTAACTGCCATGTGCCGTTTGTGTCGGCTGCGGCGGAAAGGATCGAGCCTCTGGATGAGACGGAACCCGAAGATAAAGAGCTTTCTGAAATGACAGTGAAAGAATTGAAAGTATTGGCTGCGGACAACAACATCGAACTGCCAAAGAAGGGTAGCAAGGCGGCTATTTTAGAGGCCATCGAAGAAGCGAATAGAACAACGGCCGACGAAGATACAAGCGACGAAATCGAGTAAAAAAAAGACACAGTGTAAATTTATGCCATAGCTTGCACCATAGGCGGTATCTGTATGAATCAGTGTCGAAAATTAAAATTGTAATCACTTTTTTTGAAAGGTGTGACAAATGAATACGGAAGCACAGAATTATCAGGAAGGTAACTTTATAGACCACACGCCTGCGGCGGCCCTGACGGCAGGACAGCTCCTGCAGGTTGCCGGTCTTGCCGCAATGGCGGCGACGGCAATTGCCGCTGCTAAGAAAGGTGCGGTACAGGTCAAGGGTATATTAAAGATCGCGGCTGCTGCGGTAATCGGTAACGCCGGTGATAACGTCTGGTGGGATGAGGATGGCGACCCTGTAGGCGGGACGGCCGGTTCTGGTGCCTTGACCACATCGGCAGTGGACGGCGATTTCTGGCTGGGTACTTTGACGGCGGCCCTGGCCGCGACGGATGGGGCAGCTTACGTTAATTTTAACGTGGCCAACCCGACCTTGCCAGCCTGGCCGGAGCGTGTGCACGAACTAAAGAGCGACAACTATACCGTTGATGCCGAGGATGATGGCAAGGTACTTCACATAGCGACCGATGCCAAGGCTTTTACCTTGCCGGCGACGGCGGCCGGAATAGATGTGATATTCCAAAACGACGGCGCTGATGGTGCGGTCAAGCTCAGTATCAGTCCGAATGCCAACGACAAGATCATGGGGCCGGATATTGCCGGCACCGACAACAAGGACCAGATCAATACGAAGACGACATCCATACGCAGCGACTGGATGCACCTTATTGGCGACGGCGCCGAAGGATGGACGATCGTAGGCAGTCGCGGCATCTGGGCCGAGGAAGGCTAAGCTAAACAAGGCGGCTTTTTTCTATAGCGCAGGGGGGGCCGGTTACAACCGGCCCCAACCGGCGCCGTGACAGAAGTCCGAAGACAGAGGTCAGATGACAGAGGTCGGAAGACAGAAGTCGGAAGTTGGAAAGGGATTGCTATGGGGCCGAATTTTCTGTCGCCCATCGTGCAATATGGCTTTGCGGGTCTTAGCGGGATTTTATTGGCGATACTCGTCTGGCTGATAAAGAAACTCCTCGACCTGCTGGAAAAGACGAACCAAATCATCAGCGACAACACCGATGCAATCCGGGATGTGGATAAGCGAACGGGCGAAGAACTAAAACTGTTGCGGTCGGTCCACGATAAACTCTTAAGCCGACCCTGTCTGCGGAATAGTTGATTACTTTAGCGGATTATACCGAAAAGAAGATGAATTTTTAACCATGAAGGACATGAAGTTCATGGAGTATTAAATATTTTTCTTTATGTCCTTCGAGAACTTCATGGTGAAAAAAAGGCAACTAATGGATGGATCACCGACAGAGCATTTTAACGAGATCAATCGGTATTTGTTTTTGCTGTTTGATTATTGCAAAACAAAAGAGTCGATACTGGCTCAGCAGGCGGCGACGAAAAGGGTCGCGGAACTAAAAAAGGTTTTGAAAAAAGAGCAGTTGGAAAGGTGCGAAAAATGAGACGGTTGAGTATGGGCCCGGTGCGGGCTACACTTATAAAACAAACTCCGAATTGAATCAAGGAAATAATTGTGCCGGAAGCCGTAAATATAGGAATAATTACAGACACGCATTATTATCCAGGGGCAGACCCTTTGCATTGGCCTCGCGGAGGAGGCTTGTATGAATGGCGAATTTATTCTACTGCCCCCGCAAGATTTGCAGCTTTCATAGCTACCGTCAACGCTAAAAGTGTAAATTTCAATATACAACTTGGGGATGTTGCCGACTTTGCAGGGGCTGAAGGAGGATTAGAGAATTTTGTCAGTGATGCGGGAGCACTTAATGATGATATTTATTATGTGGTAGGCAATCATGAAAATCTCGCGTTTGCCGACCTTACTGGCTATTTTAGTCGAATATCATCTATCGTTCCAGCGGGCACTGAAAATGGCTGGCGGCCATCAGGAAAATCAGGCAATTGGGCATATACTTTCGACCGAAATGGATTCAGGTTTATAGTTCTATGGTATGCGGCTGCGTGGGATTCGGACGAAAGTACATGGCTCGCAAATACCGCACTTGATACCGCCCTGCCGGTGGTAGTGGTTACGCATTACAGTATCCGTCACGATGGCAGTCATTTCGGGGCAAATGCAGTCGCCAATAACGAGGCGGTTCATACGATATTAAAAAATTCAGGAATCGTCCAGGCGGTCATCCAAAGTCATCACCATTACGACGGTGGCTTTTGCATGGTTGATGACATTCCTTACATTACAGCGAGAGGCTCGGTTCTGGCTGAGGCGGAAGATGATACAACTCATAACGCTTATTACATCTATGAAATCACACCGAATGTTTATCAGGGTTACAACCAAACAAGGGCAAAAATAATGATAACCGGATACGGTAAATATGGTTCAGATTTTGAAGTTTCGAAATGGATGGTAGCATAAAATGAAATTACTTTATACAGGTAACGAAGAATCGGGTCAGGATATTAAAACAGCAAATCATGTCTTGTTGCTTAATGCGGCTGGTGTGGGCATTACAATGAGTGGGCCGGGCAAACTACTTTTTGTGGTGGAGTTTGATGATTTAGAAACTACCGCTGTCCATGTACTTACTTTCAAGCCGTATATATTCAACGTGACAAATCCTGTTCAGATGCCGGAAATATCTTATACATTACCAATTACAGCAAGTGGTAACGGACAAGTATGTTTTGAATTGTATGCAAGGGATGCAGATATAATTAGTGCTGGCCAGCTAAGAATGAATGTTATTAGTGGCAATGATGGGGATAGCAGTGTTAAGGTTCAGGCCAAAATTTACAATTTAGACCCCACCGATTCGGATAATTATGTGGCCGCAGATATAAAAGAACTCGGAATGAGTGCGGCTGCGCTCGCCAATCTTCTTGCTATGTATGATGGTACGGGCTATGCGGGAGGCGATACGAAGTTAGAGGTTGACCTTGTAGAAGTTAATGCCACGGCTTGTACTGACGGTGATGAACCAGGACGACTTGATGTAAATACGAAAAGCGTGAATGGCAGCTCTCCGATCACACTGAACAATATAGAACTGTCACTAAAGGAAATACTAAAGCAGTTACGTGGAAGGTTGCATTAACAAACAGGAGCAAAAATGAAAAAGAACATCTTTTTAATATTATTGATACTTGCGTTCGCATCAGTTGTAAACGGGGCGAATGAAATAAGGCTTATGTTTGTTAGCGGAAAAACCACATACGCCATTGTCCGCAATTCAGCCGGCCAGGCGTGGGATCCTTCGGACCAGGCTTTTGAAGACTGGCCGGACCGAACAGACGATGGCGACAGCGCAAAGGCCTACGACATTTCAATGACGGACAAATCAGCGGATATGTATAACGGCGACTTCGATACCAATATATCGGCGGGCAGATATTACATTCAGCTATGGCTACAAAATGGGACGGACCCGAATGAAGTGGATGATGACTATATCGACTCGCGCGAGATAGTCTGGAACGGCACAGCGGAGGAAACAATAATCGATTCGAGCGGCCGTACCGATGTCGGAAAAATAAGCGGAACCTCACAAACGGCCAATGACAACGGCGCAGATATTAACGCGATTCTCATGGACACCGCAGCCGTTGATACTACAAATGAAATGAGAACATTCCTTACTGGTGGCGACACAGCGGTCAGCACGGTTACAACCGCCCAGGTAAATACAGAGGTGGATAATGCCATAGAAACATACAAGCTCGACCATTTAGTCGCCGTTGCCGACAGCGACGATGTGGTCGATGATTCAATCATAGCAAAACTTGCAAGTAAGGGTGCGACTGCCGACTGGAGTGATTACGATAATACGACCGACAGTCAAGAGGCCCAAAGAGATAAACAAACCGACATAGAGACGGATACGCAGGACTTGCAAACGCAGATAGGAACCGCCGGTGCGGGGCTTACAGATCTTGGCGGTATGTCAACAGGGATGAAGGCGGAAGTGAACGCCGAGGCCGATACGGCGGTGACCGATTATGATGCGGTTGTGCCGGCGGATCTGCCGACAAATTTTGCGGATCTTAGTATAACAGTAACGACAGGCCGGGTCGATGTGGCGACCATCGAGGGGACCGATGCGACAGATGCGATAAACACGGAGGTCGATACCGGCATATCCGATGCAAGCCTGCCGACTGCAGCCCAGGCCGCCGATGCGGTATGGGATGAGGCGAAATCCGGTCATACCGACTCCGGCAGTATGGGCGAGGAAATACAATCACATTCGTTAAGCAGCGAAATCAGCGCATTAAATGATCCGAGTGATGCGGAAATTTGGTCTTATGCGACCAGGGTACTAACCGATTCAACAAATATCGAGGCGGGCATTGCCGATCAGGTTTGGGATGAGGCCGCGGCGGATCATACATCCGCCGACTCTTTCGGCGACAGGGTGAATGATACTAAGACCGATACTGGAAATATTTTAACTGACACAGCTTCAATGCCTGCCGATACGGCCGATGCGGTTTGGGATGAGTCAACCAGCGGCCACACAACCGGAGGCACGTTCGGCGAACAAGCCAAAACCGACATCGATGCAGTTGTAGCCAAGCTGCCGAGCAAGTCCTATTTGATGGGGTCCGCCGACGCCGATGGCGGACTTGACGCCGAGGCAAAGGCCGATATTAATACTGAGGTTGATACGGGCATTTCCGATGCAAGTTTGCCAACGGCCGCGCAGACAGCCGATCAGGTTTGGGATGAAGCCAAGGCCGATCATGTCGCTGCCGGCAGTTTCGGTGAGGAGTCACAATCGCACGCGACAAGCGCAGAGATAAGTGCCCTGAACGATCCAACCGCTGCGGCGATTGCAGATCAGGTTTGGGATGAGCCAAAATCGGGTCACACCGGCAGCGGTAGCTTCGGAGAAGAAGTGCAATCACACTCGACAAGTACCGAGGTCGGTGCTCTTAATGATCTTAGTGCGGCAGATGCGGCCGATGCGGTCTGGGATGAGGTAACAACCGGCCACACGACCGGTGGTACATTCGGCGAACAGGCAAAGACCGACATCGATACACTTGTCACCAACGTCGGCACGCCGGTAGCGCTGGATGGTGGCGCGGCGACGTTGGGTGGTATGCTGACAAAGTTCGCAGATGACAGCGGTGGTTCAGCTTTTGACGCGACAAATGATTCATTGAAGGGGTTAAGGGCCTGGGGCGACAGTAACTGGGGGCCGAGCGCAGCTACGTATCTATTAAGTACGGATGTCGCGGTCGGCGATACGACAACATCATTTACAATGACAGCGGGTGTGGCGGCAAACGATGCTTACAATAACGGTATCATGGCCGTTCAGGATGGCGATGACAGCCACTGGGAAGCCCGCAGAATCAGCGATTATACATCGGGCAGGGTCGTGACCGTCGATACTGCATTTACCTTTACACCGGCTGTAAGCGATACGGTAAGGATAATTTACGGCCTTGCCATGTCTGGCTCCGGAACAACTCCAGCGGCGGTTTGGGCATACGGTACAAGAGTGCTTTCCGATTCAACAAACATCGAGGCTGGTATAGCCGACGCGATTTGGGATGAGGCGACAAGCGGTCACACAACGGGCGGAACATTCGGCGAACAAGTTAAGACCGACATCGATACGGTTATAACAAATATCGGCACACCGGTTGCCTTAGACGGCGGATCGGCGACATTAGGTGGTATGCTGACGAAGTTGGCCGATGATGCAGGTGGTTCAAACTATGATGCTACTTATGATTCACAAAGAATGATAGGCACAAAAGCAACAGACATCCTGAATGATACAGAAACAACACTATATGACCTGATTGTGGCGATCAATACAGCCACAGCTACCAACATACCGGCATCAATTACCGCCTTGCCCGGTAATGTCTGGACAAACGGCACAAGGACTCTGACTGCATCAACAAATATCGAGGCGGGAATTGCCGATCAGGTGTGGGATGAGGCGACAAGCGGCCATGTTGGAGCTGGGTCATTTGGAGCACAGGCCAAAACAAGCCTTGATGCGATTAAGGCGGTGACGGATCTGTTTAGCTTTACGGGCAATGACGTCAAGGCGACCTTGGATTCTGAGACGGTCGTACTTTCCGCAGGGGGGCTGGATAATATACCGGTATCGGACCCTGGCGGCGTGGCGGATGAGTGGGATGAAATGCTTGTGCAGGTCTGGCGGCGGTTCTTTAAGAAAGTTGACCGAAACGCAACACAAATCCGCACCTATGATGATTCCGGCAATACCGTCCGCACGACCCAGACCGTAACTGATGATGGGACGACAACAATAGTAGGAGCTGCGCAGTAATGGCGGGAACCGATAGAATAGATATTGCCGATATTGATGAAATAGCACCGCCTTTTGATTTGGACGAAGGGGCGGCGGCAGAACCTACACCGGCGCCGTCAATCACGGCCGAGAACGAGTTTGACATCGCGGCTTTGGCGGCGGTCGATGATTTTTTGGCAACCTTCGGCGAGACGGTTTACTACATGGCTGCAGGTGGCGGCGAAAGAGAGATCAAAGCGATTCCCATTGAGCGCAGCTTGCCGCGGGGATTAGATGGTATGCCGAAGGGAAGCTCGCCTTACAGCAGGTGGCAGGTTGCCAACGATGCAACAAAGGGAATCATCAGCAGCGAAATCGATGATGGTAAGGATGGTCTGAAAATCGCCCAGAGGCTCGGCGAGACGCCCCAGCGGCGGCCGATTTTGCGGCTTCTGAAACATGATTGTGCGTGGTGCGAAATAGAGGTCAGATGACAGAGGACAGAAGTCAGAGGTAAGATGATGGCTAAGGGCGATTTGATAGAGGTCAAGTTCGATGAGCGAAAGCTCAAGCGGATCGAGCACATGGTCCGTGGAATACCCGGAGCAATGAAACGGATTATGCCGAGGGCAATCAACCGAACGGCATCTACCGCCCGCACTCGTACCGCCCGCAAGATCGCCGGTCAAATAAAGGTTAAGGTGTCAACGGCCAAAAAGGGTGTCTCAATAATCAAGGCACGCAGGGACCGGTGGCAGGCGACACTGCGAATTACAAGCCGAAGGATTCCACTTATACAATTCGGCGCCCGATGGTCGAAGAAACGGGGTGTCAGCTACCAGATAGATAAGGCCGCCGGCAGAAAAAGAATCAAGAGCGCATTCATACGAACGATGCCTATCAGAGGCGCCACACAAAAGCAGGGGCACAAGGGCGTGTTTATGAGAAAGGGCAAGGCAAGATTGCCGATTAGGGAGCTGTTCGGGCCTTCAATCGGAATCGTATTTGAACAGGCGGCGGGGATTGCCGCCGGGATGATGGCCGAGACGGGCGCTGATCTTGAAAAAAATATTGACAGTCAACTTGATTACGTTTTGGGCAGGGTAAAAGGTGCAAGGAGGACGGGATAATGGCTGTGCCGATTGTCGAAAAGATTGCCGCGAATGTCAACGATGCCATTAACAGTGTGATAGCCGGTGTTGAGGTTCAGGGCAAAGAATATAACCAGACGCTGAACGCGCTTCGGCCCAAACGAGTCGATTTTCAAAACGCACCCTGGGACGACCTGACGGTATTAGTAAGCCAGATGGCCCGAGGCGGCGGTGAGTCGGAGGTTATGAGAAAGACCAGGGTCCAGAATTTTTTAATAACCGCCATCGTGATGGACTCGATTACTGCATCGGTCACGATAGATACGAGGCAAAATCAGGTGGCCGCGGACATTGAAAAAGCATTGATGGTTGATTCGACACGTGGTGGCTATGCAATAGATACGGACGTCGGCGATGCAGCGCCGTTCGATGACGAAGAATTGGGGCTGACCGGAATTGCAATTGAGGTGGCGGTTACTTACAGGACGCTGGAAAATGACCCTTATACGCAGGGATAAATCAGAAGTTAGAAGTTAGAGATCAGAAGTCAGAGAACAGAGGACAGGCGACAGAAGTCAGAAAACAGAAATCAGATTTTTGAAGGGAATAAATCATGTTAGACAGAAAAAAGGTGTTAAAGATAAAGTTAGAAGGGACGTCGGGGACGGCCGAGACGACGCCGGACCAGGCGATTTATGCCGAGGACTTCTCGTTATTGTCGACCGCTGAGTATGTCAAGCGGGCCGGCAGCGGCCTGTATATCGGCAATAAAGAGGTCGGCTTGCACGGCAACGAGACGGGCCACAGCTCGTTTCGAACACCTTTGATGGGTACGGGCTCAAGCGGTATGGGCCTGGGCTGTGCGATACTACTGCAAACAGCGTGGCTGAAAAAGACATCGGAGTCGTACCAGGTGACGAGTGTTGTTACAAACTGGAAGACTTTGACACTCGATGGTTCGATAGATGGTATAAAAAAGAGGCTCTTTGGCGCGATGAGCAATATCACACTCGACTGGGAGGCCGGAAGGGCCGGTGGGGCATATCTGGCGTGTGAACTCGACGGGCTGCTTTCACCGATAACGGATGTGGGATTGCCGGAATACGCGCCGGCGGTAGGGGCGCCGATGCACCTGATAAGCTTCAAGATTAACAATGTTGCCAAAAAGATACATACTCTGAGCTTGAACCTGCAAAATGTCGTAGTGCCCTGGTCCGACCCGAACGCGGCTGCGGTATTAAGGTCGAATGTTATGCCGGAAACTGAAATTGCACACTTTATTATAACCGACAACGACCCGCAGATTACAATCGACCCGGAGGCCGAGTTGGTGGCAGCCTATGACTTCGACGGGATCCGCAGGGCAGGGACCGAGCACGCGATTGAGGCGATATTCAGCGATGGAACCGATACGATTACAGTAACGCTGGCGAAGGTCCAGATCGTAGAGTGTCCGCACGCCGAGCGCGAAGGGCAGGTCACACATAAATACGTTGGCCAGTGCAACCATGATTCGGGCGATGATTCGGTTGTAATCGCGGTAACGTGATGACAGAAGTCAGAAGTTAGAAGTGAGAAGTTAGAAGTCAGAAGTCAGAGGACAGAAGGGAGTTTTATGGCTAAAAAGAAAAATTTAGATCCGAAGATTCGGCAGATGGTTTGCGAAAATCACGGTGGTTTCGAGAATGCAACGAATGATCAGATTCTAAGAATCTGGAACTCGCTGGATGAAGCGACAAAGAAAAGATATGCCGAAAAATTAAAGGCCAAAAGCCCTTCGGCAAGCTCAGGACAAGGAGGCAAAACAGATGCCGATAGCAACTGACCCGGAAGCGACATTTAAGATAGTTCTTGAATCGGACAAGGCGAAACCGGAGGCCGAACAGCCGCGTTTTATTTATCACTATCTGACAGCCAGGCAGTGGGAACAAGTTACGGATGTGATGAGCAAGCTGGAAACATTCAAAAATAAAGAGGTTATGGACAAAATCTTCGACGCCTGCAGGGTCGGCTTGGTCGGCTGGGAGAACATGATGGACCTGGCCGGCAAACCGATAGTATTTAGGGCGGAGGCGTTAGAGGATATATTGACTTTAGCCGAGGCAACGGAACTGCTTGTTACGTCGAGTGCATCCACCCTGTCGGTTGATAGTAAAAAAAAATTAAAGTTGCCATCGGGCTCCGGTTCGGGCAGGTCTGCAAAGACTGCAAGGGCCAAGAAGCGTGCAAAGACCCGCCGACACAAATAGAGCCGCTGACGGATGACTGTGTTGTCTGCGGCGGCGGTGGCTGTGGTGAATGTAATGAGACGGGTAAATTCGAGATTGCCTGCTGCCCGTTGGATTATATAACGAGCGATATTTGGTTTGTAATAAAACTGGCTCATTTATACGAGAAGGGACTGCCTCCGGTGGCAGGCGGTGCACTTGACCAGGCGCACTCGTTTGTCGAGGCGGCTGAATATATTTTCAATCTTGAGGGCCAGTACAAAAGAAAATTAGGGATATTCTGATATGGCAAAAAGAAGTCATTTAGTCGAGATGCTGATTAGGGTCCGCGATGAGGCCAGCCGAAAGATGGGTTTGATCGGAAAATCATCACGCGCCCTCGGGGGCCATCTCAAATATCTTGCGATGGGGCTTACTACATATATCGGCGTTCGCCAGGTGGGGTCAATACTGAAATTCGGTATGGAATTTGAAAAAACCATGAGCAGGGTCGGAGTACTCTCCCAGTCAACGGCCGAGGATCAGGAGCGCCTTATAGATACGGCCAAAAGGCTCGGCGCCACAACGGCCTTTACAGCAAAAGAGGCGGCCGATGGTATGAATTTTCTGGCGTTGGCCGGATTTAAGGTCAACGAAATAATCCGTGCAATGCCGGCTACTCTGAACCTGGCGGCGGCCGGTCAATTAGAAATTGCACAGGCGGCCGACATCACAGCCAAGATTATGAAGGGGCTGGGTATCAGCGCCGACGATGTGGGATTTTCCGTAGATGTGTTGGCAAGGGCGTTTACAACAGCAAATACCGACCTTGTCCAGTTGGGCGAGGCGATGAGCTATGTCGGGCCGATTGGCAGGACGGCGGGAAAAGACCTGGTCGAACTAACCGCGGCGATACAGGTAATGAGTAACGCCGGTGTTCAGGCATCGCAGGCGGGTACATCCTTGCGGCAGATATTAACGGCACTAAGTAAAGGCAGCACCGCCGCCGAAAAAGGACTCGCCAAACTCGGCATCGAGACGGTGGGGCTGGATGGCGCCTTAAAACCACTGGCTGATATTATCGACGACTTTAATCGGTCGATGGCAGGGATGGGCAAGGCCGAACAGACGGCGACGCTTATGCAGATATTCGGCAAACGTGCAGGTCCCGGCATGGCGGCCATGCTGAATGAGGGCAGTGCCGCGATTCGTGATTATGAAAAGGACCTTCGCAATGCGGGTGGCACGGCCCAGGAGATAGCCGAGAAGCAACTAAATAACGTCGCCGGTTCGCTGACGAGGATCAGATCTGTTCTGGGTGACATCAAGCTGTCCTTTTATGATATGCAAAAAGGTCCGCTCAAAAGCTATCTCGATGACCTGACAATCACACTGCAGGGTGTTGCATTCGACATCAGGAATATGCAACTGACCTGGGACACGGCAATGACATCGATGACATTACAGGCGATGAGGGCAGCCAAAATTTTATATGATTTATGGTCGCATACGCCCCTTGGTTTGATTTTCAATCTTGGCCGGAAAATAGCGGGCAAAGAATTTATTGGTAAAACATTAAAAGAAACCATAGCGGTTTTGGAAAAAGACCTTTATAGGTTGATAAATGAGAGAGAACAAAAATTTCATGCAGAATTAAGGGGCGGCGGAAAGCGTCCCGGCGAAGATGTTCCAAGACCAATAAATCCAAAAACACCTTGGGACAATATTTTATCTGCACTTGGAGAGGGCACGAAGGGTGGGCGGACAATGCGTGAGGCACCATTCCTGACGTTTGCGCCCGGCGCCCCAAGCCCGTTGTTAAAACTCGAAAGACTCACTTATGAGGAGGTGCAGGCAATCAATAAGACCAATTATATTTTAAATAAAATGGCCCGCGGATTGGCTTACCAATCACGGACTGGCAGACCTCCAAGGCCAGCCAGTTTTTATAAATAGGTGGATTTATGCCGGTTCACAGTGTTAAAAGGGATTATACAGAAGTTACATATCATAAAGAAGTTGATTTAAATACAACCCATGTATCGGCAGACGTTCCACAGCGATTTACCGTGGTTTTTACGCCGGGCGAATCACCCGAAGAACGGATTATCCTTGCAGCAACCGCAAAAGACCGGTTTTCTGGTATTAAAATTCCAAAAGAATGGGACCGCTATTTGCCGGAGGAGTGGCTTTTTGTCAAATCAATTGATGTCCGACAGGGCGAAGGACCTTATATATACGAAGTGACAGCAAATTATATTTCAATCGAAAATCCCCTCGACTTAGAGCCGGAGATCGAATGGGGTAAATCCGTGTCAAATCAACAAATTGACAGAGACATAAACGGCAATCCAATACTGAATTCCGCCGGCCAGTCTCCCGACCCACCTATATCAGAAGAATTTAACGACCTTGTATTCAGAATGACGAGGAACGAAGAATTTTTCAACGCCCTGTTAGCACATGAATATAAGGGGGCGATTAACTCAGACATCTTTTTGGGGTTTGATCCCGGTTTTGCAAAATGTATAGAAATATCAGGTAAAAGAGCAAGAGTAGCAGACCTGATTTATTGGAAAGTTACATATGAAATACATTTCAGATTAAGCAATCCTATTCCCGGGACGCCGAAAATTGGCTGGATAAGAAGATTGGTAGATGAGGGTCGAATAGAAAAAACAGGAGTTGACGCTGATGGTATTCCAGAGCTTTTGCAAAATAAAGACAAAGAGGGAACGGTTTTGAGTGAGCCGGTCCTTTTGGATGGTGAAGGTAAAAAATTGGCAGACGGGGAACCTGCTGTTTATTTGGAATTTGAAACACGTAGGAAATTGCCCTTTTCAGCCCTTAATTTGCCTATAGCGGTTTAATAGCAGAAAGGAGTAAAGTAAAATGCGTAAGTTAATTGAAATATTGATGATATTGATTTTGTCAGTCACGGCATCGGCGGCGACTGTACGGTTTACCGGCAACGCCGCTGTGGTCGCACAGGTTGATAGATTCACACCGGCAAATCCGAACACCGGCGACATTTATTATTTGACAGCAACGGGACTAGACGGCACCACAGAGCAAATCTCTTTTACCGTCGCCGGGACCGAAACGGTAGCGGCGGTCTGTGATGGTCTTGCGGCGGCCTGGAATGCATCAAGCGATTCATTGTGCACGCCGATTACGGCTGACCCGAATTACCTGTTGGTATTGACAGCAGATACTGCCGGTGATGGTTTTTCCGTGGCATCAAGCGTCTATGATGGCAGCGGAGGCGATGCCCCGACGCTTACGCGGGCCGCCATAACAGCGAACGCCGGGCCAAAGGACTGGTCCAGTACGGGTAACTGGTCGGGCGGCGCGGTACCGGGCGGTGCGGCCAGCCAGGATGTCTATGTCGAGGATGCTACGATTCACTACGGCCTTGACCAAAGCGGCATAGCCAATACACTTGCAAGCCTGAATATTTCGCAGAGCCAGATAGGCTCAAATCCAGCAGCCGGTTATGGTGTAACATATCTGCAGATCAAGGCAACGGCTGTAAATCTGGGTGCATATTACGGCCCTGGTATGCCCTCAGAGTCGGCACCTATCAATATAGACGTCGGTTCAACCGAATCAACTATCATCGTATATAATTCAGGAACAAACGGCACGATGCCGGCCGTCAGATTAAAGGCCAATAATGCATCGACAAACGTGCGGGCATTGAAAGGTAAGGTCGGGATAGCATACGAGGCCGGTGAGACAGCGACGGTAGGGACCATCACAGTCAGCTATGTTTCCAAGCCGACCTCCGATGCGGATGTTTATATCGGCGATGGCGTTACAATGACTACGCTTACGCAGACAGGTGGCGACGTTGTCCTGCAGTGCGCTGCAACCACGGTAACTACAGAGGCGGGAACGCTCCAAACGGCCGGTAGCGGGGCGATAGGGACGCTTAACGCCAAAGGCAGCACTATCACGGCCAATTCCACAGGCACGATAACCACTTGCACAATCACGGGCGGAACGGTTGATTTTTCAAAATCGGCGGCTTCGCGGACAGTAACGACATTAAAGTTAGACGAAGGCGGCAAATTAAAGTACGACCCCTCTATCGTTACGCTTACAAACAAAGTCAACTCCGATAACGCCGTAACACTGACGGCGACGAGTGGATAAATGAGAGAGGAATTTTATCTTGATAAGAGCGACCGGGAAATTCTTCAGCAAGTTATACGCATAGTTAGCGCGAAACCCTGGGAAGCCCAGCAACCCCGCCGCCGGTCAGCTCCGCCGGGAGGGTCATCGGGAGGCGGTCTGCGGCGTGCACAAATAGCCGAAATCCCTGAAGACCTGGATCATGTCAAGTGCTCACTCTTAAATCAAACCACCGGGATAGTCGCTACAGAAGGCAATGAATTTGAGATTGATGTTTACGCGGATATATGTGGAGGCGCGAGGATGGATAGAATAGCACCGCAACTTGTTATTGGTAAAGTGGTTTGGGTGGGCAAATATATTTACGACAACGATGGCACGCCGGAGGAGCGATGGGGCTTTATTACTACTGCAGATTCAACTGAAGACTTTATCGGGGATAATCCATAATGGCTGTTGCTACTGTCCATGGTCAAACCGATAGATTGCTTACTCGAAAGGGCACTAAGCTGTTGCGAAGCGTAGGCCGTATGTTTGGTTATGGTCATCAATGGAGTGTCTCTCCCCACCGAGATTCAATCCAATGCTGGAACGGCGATGGGGGGATTGTATTTGACTCGAAGTTAAGAGATACATGGGATGAATTTGCTATCCAGGATGAAGTACAGAAAATTCTATGGGATGGCAATTGTTTATATGCTCTCGTAGAGTTCAGAGAGGCGGGGACAGGTACTAATTTATTCAAAGTTGCTCTTGATAAACAGGAAGCTGGAGCATGGGAGGATATTTGGGAAGTACGTATTGGTTATGGAGGGGCAGATGTTCACCTGAAGGATATGTGTTTTGACCACGATGGGAATTTGATTGTTGTGGGTTATTATGATTACATAGGCCCTGGAGACCCGCTATACTCTCACCAGTTGTGGAAGGTCAATCCTTCCAATGGTGCGGTTATTTGGGAAAGCGGCTATCCAAAAGCACATGAATGTTATCGGGTGGCAGTCGATTCAAATAATAATATATTTATCACTTGTACGCGGAAGAGATGGGGCAACCCAGCTCTGCAATCAGAAGGTGTTCTACAAAAATATGATACGAATGGGAATTTCAAATGGGGCAAAACCTCTGTAAGCGATTCGTATAATGGTCGCGCGGTAGCAGTCTCGCCGGACGATAAAATCTATTTCAGTATGTACCGGCCCTACTTTGATGACCCCAACTATTGGATAGTGACGGCTTACGATTCTGGCGGTAGTGTAGTGGATTACCTTGAACAAACATCTGACGATTGGCATTGGGTCCCGGAGATGTTTTTTGATGAAGAAGGCTACCTATATCTCATCATCCATCACATAAATCTGCCGAGTCATTTTTTCCATCTCTGGAAGACAGATGCAGACCTAACTGGTATTTGGGAAAAAGATATTACGGCACTCCTTGATTTCAGGCTTACCCGTAAAGATATTTCGTTTGCTCATTCTAAACGGTTTTTTGCAAATACTTTCGACCATGAAAACAGAAGATTTCGCGACGAATCTGATGGTTCTATCATCAATAGGGGTAGTCGGTTTTGGTCAGAAGGTACAGATTTATATTCTCTGGAGGGGATTAAAATGTGTCTGCAACAGCAGTTCTTTCCTTTCGGCCCGCAACTATGCACTGGTATGCGGCTTGAGTCACTTTATTCCGGGGAAAACTCTCGCGTTCCAGTTCGTGATTCAGGTTGTTTTGTACGTCCTACTGACCCATGGTGGGACAACAAATCCTCCACAAAAGAAGTGTACAAAGATGACATATTTTATATGCAACGGACAAGTTCCCTTGCAAGTAACCCGAGCGGCAAGTTTGACCACGGTCTATTTCAAGCGAAAGGTGATTTTAATTATGAGACATATACTTCTCGGTCAAATATTCAATCCGAGAGGAGCTTTCGCAGATTGTGTAGAGTAACACCCAAACCATTTATGCCTTATCCTGATAAAGATAAAACCAGCGTGACTTTTTGGTATGAAGATTATAGGTATGACTATGTCAATGCGCTTGTATTTTGTAATGGTAAGTATTATAGGTGCAAGCTATATACTTCATCGCTTCCTGGAGGAACTCCACCGCCAGCCCTATATTATGAAGAAGTTACCGCACCAAATCCGAAGTGGGACAGCTTCGAAGGCTTTGGTGGTTTAGGTGAGTATGACCCTGCGAATCTGGAAGGGACAACACCACAGATATATACCCTTGTTTTTCACGGCGTCAAGGATGGCGACGGCGGAAGCCATCCGCTTAACGGGATATATTATTTGCAGAAATTCACTCGAAACGATATTGAATCTACGTGGTGGTTCAGACGGCTACGCCCCGGCCAGCAATCATATAAAGCCAGGTTTTCTATGTTCGCCAATATCATCATACCACCAGGAAAAACACATGAGTATTCGCTGCCGCAGTCAGAAATAGTGTTAGAACAAATGTGGCTGCACGAGAACAATTACAGTTACTACCGAACGTATCATGCGGGTGAAAGCATAATCAAACACGATGATTCCTTGATACAGAAATGTTACCGCTGCAAGGTTAACCATTCAGGCCATCCGCCCCCGAACGGAACTTACTGGGAAGAGCAGGAATTGCCCTGGGACACCTGGTCGTCAACGTATCTTTTTGCAGCAGGCGAATATTGCCTGCGCAAGGGCGAATGGTATAAGTGCGTTGAAGCAACGCAGATAGTTACTCTTGCCGCAGCAGGTTATCAAAATTGCACACCAACTGATATTGGTAGAAATGTAGAAACTCCTCCCGAAACGGTTTGGGGTAAGTTACTGGATTATAACAATGATACACGAACTTGGTATATTAAATGTGAAGATACAATACCAGATGATACGTATCTTTACATACCCTCTGGGCAGGGGCACGGTGACACCGAGGGTGCATCAACTGCTTCGGGCGGGGCCCATTTCGGAGTCAAGCCGCCGAACGGGGAAAATTGGGAGCATATTACAGATGACCACGCCGATTATCCCGGCTATAAGACGGTCTTTGTTGCAAGCTGCGAAGATAACTATGGTTGCATGATGGATTGGAAGGAAGCTGCCAACGAAACCGATACCGAGGATGAAGATCATATAGCATTTGAAGGCACGGCAGCCGTTTACCCGGGCGCAATATATCAATACAATCCCAAAAAGGATTATGTAACAGGCAATATTGTCGTGTGGGGTGGATATTTCTACAAGGCACTGGAAGATGATCCGGATGAGCCACCCTCGGACGCCTGGCAGCTCTTAGGCACCGCCGCCGAGCCGGTTTGATTATTTAGTGGTTGTAACCGAATTATCAAGCCCGGCCTTTTTACGTAGTTTTCGGTCGCATCTTTTACATACCACCTTGCCCGCGAAAAGATGGGGTTGCTCATCTGACGGAATATTGGATTGACACTTAGTGCAGGTTACATCAGAAAAGCTGTTTGGTTCCGGCTTTATCCTTACCCGTTCAAGAATATGCGGCGAGTTTTCAGGGTTTTCTGCCGGAAGTGATTTCGATAACACAGAGAGCTCTCTTGGCGAAGGCCGGTCAGGAATTTTGGCGTTTAACAGCTTGAGTTCACCCCGAATCTTCTCAAGCAAATTCACTATAACATTTACACGAAATATCCACCGTGTTATAAGAATGGGCAAGAGGATTGAAAGCAGCAGCACACAAAATACCACAAAGACTAATTCCAACTCCCCTGCCCTTTCAATTAACCGGTTTTTGTTTTGCGTTTCCTCGGCGGCGGGGGTGGTGGGGATAATATCCTGCGAAGCTCATCGAGGGCCTCTTTGTCCTCTTTCGAAAGCAGCTTGTATTGGACGGTTGCATACTTAACAATATCCACAGCATCCACAACTGCAGGGCGGGCCGTGCCGGTCTTGTCGACTTTACCATCGACCTCGGCGAGACCCTTTGCAATCTTGATTGCCTTTTCACGCCCCTCAGAATCAAGAAGATCAAGAGCAATAATACCAGCGCTCAGAGCACCACCAACACCCCATATTTCCGCATAGAAATCAGCCCGTTTCCAGACGGTTTTATTTGTAATTTGCTGAATCCGTCCAGCGTTCTTAACAGATTTTCGGGGCATAATTAAAAATTTATCAAATTTTTTTTGTATTGCAAGTCTTTATTATAAAAATACTTATGTACATTTTAGGCATATGGTAGTACAGCAGCGTACATTTTTATATTGACAAACGCACGTTGTACGCTGTACAATTCCGGCATGATGAAAACAGCCGCCAAACCGTTTTCAGTGGAATCAAAAGAAGTGTCCGGCCCTGGACGTGAGATTGTTGGAATTATAGCAGCGTCCGGGGCACATGTCAAGAAAAATTTTGAAGAAAAATTAAGCTGGAAAATTCACTCATGTCCAAGCTGCGATAGACTGACATTCGGCATGGACTTGCCAAAGGGCGGGCATGTGGACATTTGCCCGAACTGTTATTTTGAGCGATTAGAAAACTTCTGCCTCAACGAGGCGAAGAAAAGGGCCTGCGGCTTTTAAGGAGAATCGAATGGAACCGGCAACGGACTGCCGCCAGAGGCAGGAAAATCAAAAAACACAAGAATCCCTCCCACCGCTGCTTACCGTCGGCGATCTGGCAGTAGCAGCCCATTGCACCAAAGATACAGCCTTGTGGTTTCTACGGAAAAACGAAATCAACCCCGCCCAGCGTGCGGGCAATTATCGTTTATATTCACACAACGTCCTGGCTGAGCTCCGCCAGGAACTCGACAGACGAAAGAGGGCATAAATGGCAAAACGGCAAGCGAAAATGTATGAATGCGATCTATACATAAATGTCAGGGAACGGTTTGAACCGCACAGACGATGGGGTTTTATCTGCGCCCTTAAAGACCTCAAAAAGAGCTTTGAACTTATTTACAAAGACATCCAGCAAAGCGGGGCAAGAGACAAGAGGGCATAAATAGCATGGATACAGAAGTCAAACAATATAGAGTAACGATAGAAGGGCTTAGCGAAGATGGTTTTGTGTTGAAATCTGAAATGATTGTGTCTCCCAGTTTTGAGGGGTGCAACCCACACACCGCCATTGCTTACCTTCTTTTGAACAGACCAATACTAATTATAACTCAGCTCCGTTGGATACTTGATAGTGCTCTCGAAATCAACTATGACCCAATCACAGAAGCATTTAAAAAAATAGAAAAAAAAGAAGCGAAGGAGCTTATCGAGGCCATCAAAATCTTTTGTGGCATGGAATCTGATAAGGAACCCGCATAAATGGAATTTTCATTTGTTGAATATTTAATGAGACCAATAGCCAAGGCGAGGTCGAAACAGACGGTTGATTTTATTATCGTAGCCGACGTTGCAAAGCAGCGTGGCTGTGATGTCCGCACGATTTATGCGTTGATCAGCCGAGGCATATTGCCACCGCTTGTCGGCTACCAAAAGGGCTTGGCAGCAAAGGACAAGGGCTGGGACCGAACCTACTGGGATGAATGGCACCGCCAACAGGCGCAGGATGCTATCGAACGGTCCCATACCATGCCGAGCCTAACCAAGACAGTCCGTAACTCCGGCTAAGTCGGTTGGCAGAAAATGTATATAAATATTTTCGGTGGTTTTGATAGAAGAATGACCCAAAAGGCGAGAGACATGAGCAATAGGGACACCTTTGAGCAAAAGCTGAGTCGCAAACCAATGCCGCAAGGCGTGCGGGCCGAAGTGCGGCACCCCGGCCTGATTAGCGACTTTAATGCACATCTGCAGAAAAGCCTTACGCCCGATGGGCTTGCCTCTCATGGATTTTTTACTGCTCTTTGATATAAAAATATGTGTATTATTGTTTGGGCTTGATGCGTTTAGTTCCAAAAGTATCTTTTGGGCGGCATCGTTTAGGGGTATCGTCCGGCGTTTGCGACCCTTGCCGGTGATGGTGATACTTGCCATCTTGCCAATATCATCGTAATTGACGCAGGACCAGGTAAGCGAGCAAAATTCGGTGGCTCGCAGTCCTGTACGAGCAATGAACCCGGCGCGCTGTTGGAAACACTCATCACCGATAGCCATGACCGTAGCGAACTCGGCCGGTGTGAGAAATCGTTGCTTGGGCGGATCCTGTTTGAGCATCTTGACTCCTGCCGCGACGTTGTCGATTTGGTAGATTTCGGCCAGCCACCGGCAGAAACTTTTGATGATCGTCAAGTGCGTGTTGCACGTGCGGTTGGACAGTTTCCTACCGTGCATCCCAGCTAAGTAATCGTGGATATGCCTGCTGCTGACTTGTTCAACAAATCTCACCTTCGACGGCAGGGCGGCAACAAACAATCCGATGACTCTTTGATAAAGCTTTTGTGTCCGTTCGGTATGCCGCTGGTTGTATATCAGCCATTTGGGCACAACGTTGCCTATGCTCTCCGGTGAGAACCTTCGGCCGTATTTGATGTCTTGGGCCAATTGCTCGTACTTTCGCTGCTCACGCTCGGCGTCAGGCCGTGTAAAGCCTCTTGGAAGGAGCTTACTGCCGACATCAACCCTGCCCTCCGGGTTGGTAATATGCCAGCGGACTTGCCAGCGTTTCCTTTTTTTCAAATATCGTATCGATGCCATCGAGACCTCCAGACTTTGGAACATTCTTTGGAATAATTCAACACTCTACAAAAGGTCTCAGCTTTCCAGATTGTGCTAAGCAACGCTTGCACCGTTACTTACGCTCAAAAGCGGGCGATGGGAATCGAACCCACATGACCAGCTTGGAAGGCTGGGGCTTTACCATTAAGCTACGCCCGCACATGTTTTTATATTTATGAAAGGTTACGTAAAACAGCGCCGTTTGTCAATCCAAATCAATCCGTTGCTGCCCAAAACAATTCACCAAAGCCTCAAAGGGGCACAGGGATATAGCCCACGGCGAGCCAAGCGTTACCTGGGTTGCTTGACCCTACACACGACATATTCCGCACATTCGTTATTATCGAAACTATTGGCTAACAATCTCTGATTTGGTACAATCACCCCACGATTGACATCCTCTGAACCGATAGGCTCAGGGGATGGCCGAGAATAAATCTTGAATCTCTGGAGTTTATCATAATGGATATTGCCCAAATCGCAGCATCGGCCAAACAGGCATCAATACACTTGGCCGCTGCGAAAGCAGAGCTCAAAAATAAGGCCCTTGCGGTAATCGTTGCTGCACTCAAAAACCGCGCAGACAACATCGTACGGGCCAACCAAAAGGACCTCGCCCAGGCCAAAAAGGACAATCTCGCCGCTCCTTTGCTCAAACGGCTCAAGTTTGATGCCGGCAATCTCACCGACGCGTGTGCCGGCCTGGAAAGCCTGATAAAGCTGCCCGACCCCGTTGGCCGAACAATCGACTCTACCGAGTTAGATGATGGCCTTGAGCTTTACAAAGTCAGTTGTCCCATCGGCGTCATCGGCGTCATCTTCGAATCAAGACCTGACGCCCTTGTCCAGATTTCAGCCCTTTGTCTGAAAAGCGGAAACGCTGTGCTACTAAAAGGCGGCTCTGAAGCCGCTCATACAAACCGCATATTGGCCGAGATAATCACCAAGGCAGCTGAAAGCTGCGCAATCCCCGCCGGCTGGCTCGGCCTATTAGAAACGCGGGCCGACGTTGCCGAGATGCTCAGTATGGACGAATTCATCGACCTGATTGTACCTCGCGGCAGCAATGAATTTGTCCGCCATATAATGAATAATACGAATATCCCCGTCCTCGGCCACGCTGACGGGATATGCCATGTTTACGTTGATGCCGAGGCTCAGCTTGATATGGGCCTTGATATAGTCCTGGATTCTAAGTGCCAGTACTGCGCGGTGTGTAATGCGATGGAGACCCTATTAGTCCACCGCGAAATCGCAAAAGACTTTTTGCCTATGGTTAAAGATGCCCTCGAGGCCAAAGGTGTCCGGCTCCGCGGATGCGCGGAAACTGTTAAAATAATAGATGTTGCCCCAGCCAGCGAAGAAGACTGGCAGACGGAATATCTCGACTACATACTCTCGATAAAAATGGTGAATAGTCTCGATGAGGCGATTGAGCACATAAACAGGTTCGGCTCAGGCCATACGGATGCCATCGTAACAGCTAACAAGGCCAATGCTGCAAAGTTCATGGACCTTGTGGACTCCGCCAATGTATTTTTCAATTGCAGCACCCGCTTTAGTGATGGATACCGTTTCGGATTGGGTGCCGAGGTCGGCATCAGCACCAATAAGATTCATGCACGCGGACCAGTGGGTATGGAAGGCTTATTAATTTACAAGTGGCGCTTGTTGGGTAATGGTCATGTCGTAGCTCGATACTGTGGCAAAGAGGCAAGGAAACTCACTCACAAGAAGCTCGATAAGGGATATAAACTCTAATGCGCGATTTTGAGCTGGCAAAGCGAATAGTTATAAAGATCGGCACCAACACGCTGACCAAAGATGATAAGATTGACAGCGCATACGTACGCCGAATCGTTGGGCAAATTGGCTCGTTGCTGGCGACGGGCAGACAGGTCGTGATTATCAGCAGCGGGGCCATCGGCATGGGCACAGGACAACTGCAATTAAACAAGCAGGTCCTGGACATGAAAATGAAGATGCGCCAGGCGTGCGCGGCAATCGGCCAGCCTTTGCTGATGGCCGAATACCGCAAGGCTTTTGCACGCTATGGAATACCGGTCGCACAGGTCTTGCTGACCGCTGAGGTTCTCAACAACAGAAAGACATATCTGAATCTTCGCAATTCGGTGGAGACGCTGCTGAAACTTGGCGTTGTGCCTATACTCAATGAGAATGACAGCGTCTCAACTGATGAGATTGGCTCGGCCTTTGGGGATAACGATAAGCTAAGCGCGCTCGTTGCCAGCAAGATTGACGCGGACCTGCTGATTATGCTTACCGACATCGACTCACTTTATGACAGGGATCCGCGGAAGTTCGCTGATGCTAAAGCTATTAGTACGGTTTATGGAATAACCGACCAGATTATGCGTGCCGCCGGCAAGCGAGGTAGTAAGTATGCGGTAGGGGGTATGAAGACCAAAATCGAAGCGGTGAAGATTGCCTCAAATGCCGGCTGCAGGATAGTCCTGGCCAACGGCAGGGCAAGAAATGTCATCGGCCGAATCTTGGCGGGACGGGCAATCGGCACAGTCTTTATGCCGAGACGCAAGCTCAGCAACCGTGCAAGGTGGATATTAAACAGTGCTCCCGCCGGTGCGATTGCCATCGATGCCGGGGCCATTGAAGCTGTGCGCAGGCGTAAAAGCCTGTTGCCAAGCGGCGTAATCGCGGTTGAGGGGGTGTTCAAAGCAGGTGATGTGGTCATGCTTAACGATGTGGCCAAGGCGGTCACGAGCCTGGGAAGTGCCGAGTTGAAAACCCTGGCCGGCAAACACAGCACAGAGATACGAAAAGCTTTAGGCTCGCAGCGTAAAGACGTGGTAGCGACGCCGGAAGATATTGTTATTTTAGATTAAAGCTTACGTAGATTAACCCCGCCCCTCGGAGGGGCGGGATTAACATTTCTTGAGATTGTAAATCTTTATTTTTTTAGATGGGTCTGTATTAGAGGAACTTATACAATAGTGAAAATTTGGGTGTATTTTTCATGTAGTTGGTGGTTAGTGCTCAGCGGCAGGGCACGGAATAGTGAGTCGAAATTATGGGTTTTTGGTTGAAAAGTGGGAAAATTGGCGAGCGTGTGGACACCTGGTAAATAGGATTGGGGGTGAAAATTCTTTTAAGTCTTTATGGCAATTAGACTTAGGCGAAAACGCAAAAATTACAAAAAATCACATTTTTTGACAATTCGGCGCACTTTTTGACAGTTTTTTAACAATTCTGCGCACTTTTTAACACTTTTTTGCACTTTTATTATAGACAATTCCTATCGTCAAGTGCTTTTTTGGCGGTGGTTTAACTTGCCACAGAGTTCACCGAGGGGACGGAGATTGTTAGCCACGGATGGACGCAGATTTCGCTGGTACCTATTACCTAAGGCACATGGGCACAAGTTTACGCAGATTTGATTAGACGGGGACCCGGCGCGCCGGGATTTCGCGAAGCTCAAGATTTTAATTTTGATTTAGACGCGGATTTCGCGGGTTGCGCAGATGTGCCTTTTGGCACGAAGGTTACCAGCCACAGATGAACGCAGATACCTATTACCTAAGGCACATGGGCACAAGTTAACACGGATTTTTTTGGCTTCAGCGGTGCGGTTTTGTAAACCGCTTGTCGTTCAAGGTTGGTACATAATTCGGGGTCAGATCAGGGCAAACAAGAAATTCAAACAATAGCTTTGAAAAGTAAAGAGGAAGACAAAAAGAAAGTTAAGAAAAAAGCTGCAAAGAAAGCCAAAAAGAAAGTTCGAAAGAAGGCTAAGAAGAAGTAATAAAGTCTGAATTTGGCGTTTTATAAAAAGTCGGACAAGAGTTGAGGCTGGTACGATTAACGGCTGGAATATCGCCTACGGCGATGCTGTTCAGCGGGTCCCTCGGCTGCGGTCGGGATGACATTGGAAATGCAAAGTGTAAAATGCAAAATGTAAAATTGTGGAAGCACGTCGCGTAGATGTTAATGACCCCGGCCACAGGGGCCGAGGCTAAACAATGTGGAAGCACTCCCTAAGGGATAAATGCGCGGGGTGTTTTCGTGACTCGTCGCTTGTCGCTCGGTTTTCGTGACTCGTGGTTCGTGAAGCGTGGTTCGTGACTCGGGGCTCGTGGCTCGTGAATCGTTGGTGGAGCCGCTTCGCGGGTTGTTTTTTTCTGGATTCGGCGCCTCCCTTACCTAAGGCACAAGCAGGGATAAATGCGCGGGAATGACAAGTGAGGGAAAGAGACCATCCCCAAGCTTTGCTTGAGGCTGCCATCCGCCGCTGCGCTCCTCGGAGTGACCCAATCAAGGGCGAAATTCAATTCAACTATGTTTTAATTAATATCTAATGTCCTTGCCGAAAAAGGACGGGGGAGGTATCATGCCTTTGTGGTAGAAACGGAAAAGGTACAGGTTGCGGTTATAGTAATTGTTTCAGGGGGATATTGATTATGTATAGCAGACGTGAGTTTTTACGAATTCTTGGTGTTGGTGCATTGTCATCGGCTTTGCCGGGAAATATATGGGCAGGTGAGAATAAGCAGGCGAGGCCGAACATTCTTTTCATTATGAGCGACGACCATACTTCGCAGGCAATCAGCGCTTACGGCGGGATACTTGCGGATGTCTGCCCAACGCCAAACATTGACCGGATTGCCAAAGAGGGAATGCTTTTTGAGAACTGTTTTGTGACAAACTCGATATGCACTCCCAGCCGGTCAGCGATATTTACCGGCAAGTATTCTCATGCCAATGGTGTTTACAAGTTCACAGCATTGGACCAGAGCCAGCCGACGTTGCCGAAACTCATGCGAAAGGCCGGCTACCGGACGGCTTTTGTGGGCAAGTATCATCTCCACTCCAATCCTGTCGGGCTTGATTACTGGTCTATCCTTCCCGGACAGGGCAGATACCACGACCCGGAGTTTATTGAGATGGGCGACGAGAGTCCGAGCGGGTGGGTCGAAAACGGAAAGAGAACAGAATATGAGGGGCATTCTTCCGACGTGATAGCAGATAAGGC